AACGGATTGCCCTATGAACTCATTGATGTACTTAGGAATCGGCAAAATTACCTGAAACCTATTCGGTTTAGCTAATCCACCTTTGTTGTTGATGTTCGATAGGAATATGTTTGGGAGAAATGCCATTACTTTTTCTTTCTTGAGTCTGCCCAGACTTTATTTTTATTTGCTTTTTCAAATTGCTCAACTGGTAGCAGTGCAGCAATATCCCATTCACTTGCAGAAATTTCTACGAATTGTCCTTGAACATGATTTCCTAGATATCGCTTGATGCATGGACTAGCCCCATATAGGCGACTGAATGATGCTAGTGCCTGATATGACAATTTCAATCTAGTCCTATCGTCAAATCGATTATCTGTGGCCAACTCAGATAATTTGTCTAAGAGAAGGATGCGCTGCTTTGGGTGAATGTAGTGTAAATTCAGCCCTAAGAACCCGTCTGGGTATAGTTCTATTGGAAAAACCAGGGGGAACCTGTCGTAATATGGCAGCGAATCTTTCGTTTTTGGATCATAGTAAAAGAAGTACAATTTGCCGATGATGCTCTTTGGAGTATTTCTTTCGGCTGATTTTGTCAACTTATGTGGAGTTGCACGTAAGTCTCCTATCTTGGATTGTAACCAAGTCCTAGCTTGCTCAGATCGAGCTTTATAACCCGTCTTTGCTAATTGTGCGTTTATTCTGTCTAGTAGATATGCCATGGTCTATTTATTCACGAAATACCCAATTCTTTTTCGGTCAGTATCTGGAATTTCCACCCATGTGTGTGACAGAATTCATCTGCGGCCTTCCATTTCATCTGATTTATTGCATATGTTGCAGCTTCCTGAAGGAACCGCTTGGTCTTTCTTTTCTGTACAGGACGCTGAGTTTGTGCAAATGGCTTGACCTCAATTACATGAGTCATAACGGTACCGTCTTTCCTTTGCACTTTTATGATGAAGTCAGGAAAATAACGGTGCCTTTTACCATCAACCGGCGACACATATGGAATCGCCAGCTCCTCGGATGACCACCAAATGATATCTGGGTGATCGTCAAACCATTTCATACATCGAAGTTCCCAAGAAGATCGATATATGATATTCTCGGCATTTCCGTTGTATTTTTTGGGATTCTGTGGGGTGAATCGACCCTTATAAGTATTCTTTCCAAATGACATATAAATATGTAGTCAACAAGGAACAACAATGGCAATTTTTAATTTGACCGATATTGAAATAAAACCAGCTAATAGAAGTGGCGTCTATGATGCCGCTGCGCGTGTCTCAAGAACACAATCGGATGAATTGTATAATACTGATATAATGCGATATCCACTAGATGTGGGCGGCGTGGATAAAGGTCATTATATGATTATTCATATAAACGAACAATATCATACACAATTTCCCTCAGGCTCACTCGCGGCAGATTTACCCACAGTTGCAGCAAATGCTAAAAAATATGGCATCAAAAAAATAAATCAGGCGATAGGAACGGTTGTCGGTGCAGTAGGAGATGTTGTGACTGACAGTGGTTTCACAGAAGCACTTACACCGCCTATTCGCATTCCCGACACGGCCAGAGACATATTGAACAAAGGCAAAAGTCAATTTGAAAGAATTGCTGATACTGTTGGTGTTAGAACCATACGTAGAACTACGGAGACCATTGCATTGTATATGCCGGACACCATGAATTTTTCGCAAGGACAGTCATACAATGAACTAGATTTGCAGAGTCCTCTAACAAAAACCATGGGAGAAATTGCTTCCCAGGTGGATGCCTACAAAGCTGGAAAGGGTTTTGCTGAGGGTATGGTAAACGGTATCAGTAATTTGTCGCCATTTTTTGCTAGTTTTTTACCAGGCAATTTGGGTCAAGCTGCGTTCGCTGTTGGTTTTGGCTTGGTTCATAATCCAATGATAGAGATGCTATATTCGTCTCCCCAATTTCGCCAATTTCGTTTTGATTTCATGTTCTATCCTCGCTCACAAAAAGAGGCAAAAGAGGTTCAGAAAATTTTGAGGAAACTGCAATTTCACCAAGCACCTGAAATTAGAAAAGATAGTTACTCAGTATTTCTGATTCCTCCATCTGAATTTGATATCAAGTTTTATTATAATGGTCATGAAAATCCAAACATACCAAAAATATCCACATGTGTATTGGAAAACATAGATGTTGATTATGCACCCAGTGGTTTTTCCACATACGAAGTCCCAGGACAATTCAAGCCAACTGAGGGTGGAACTGGAATGCCTGTAGCTATAAGACTTAGCTTATCATTCAAAGAGACTGAATTTATGACAAAAGATCATTATCAGAAATCGGATACTAGCTATAGTAGTGAATTTAATACGCTTGGGTTCTAAACACATGTCCAAATATTTCAACTTTTTCAATCAAATACTATATGACAATGTTGGTAATAACACCAACTATGATCTAATTACCAACATCACAACGAAATTTTCTTTTGATGAATCATTCAAGAAAAACTCTATAGTTTTTTATCAACACTCGATAACTGACGGTGAAACACCTGAAATGCTGGCCCATAAAATCTATGGCTCATCGGAGCGTCATTGGATTATATTATCACTGAATGATATTGTTGATCCTCGCTTAGAATGGCCCATAGAGCAAAGGAGCTTGATTGATTTGATAGATAAGACATATCAAAGCAGAGCAAATACTGCAAACAATCAAACAGGATTATCGTGGGCAAGAACAAACGTCCATTCATACTACGTCCAAGAAACACAGATAGACCAGACAAACAATAAAAGTGTCACACAAAACAGAATTGACGCAGGCACATATGCAAACACATCAATTGCAACACAAACTCTAACGACACCGAGTGGAAGCACGATTACGATTGAAACAAGCAAATATTTGAAAACATACTATGAATATGAAATTGAGCAGAACGACAATAAGAGAATCATAAAAATTTTGAAGCCGGAATATGCGCCACTGGTTGAGCAAGAATTTAGACAGGTCTTTAAATAATGCAAACAACGACACTTGGGTATGAGATATTAAATCTCACGATTGAATCTATTGATGGCAAGAATGGTATAGATATTAGATTCATTTTTGATGAAATCAACATTTTTGAGAATGTCATGCTGCCTTGCATGTCCGGCAACATCGTCATCCATGATGCGATAGGACTATCCACCAAACTGAACTTTGATGGAAGCGAGTATATTCGCATCAACATCACCAAGGACGATAAAACTCTAGGCAGACAATTTGATATGAATTTTGATAGACGATTTGTTATCTACAAGTTGTCCAATCGAAAAGAAGTTAATCAGAACTCTGAGATTTACACACTTCATTTTGTCTCGGATGAATTCATCCTCTCACAGCAAAAGAAAGTTAGAAAGAATTACAAAGATACTCATGACAAGATGATCATGAGTATCCTGAAGGAATATTTGAATTTAAAATTTGAGACACCACAAATTGGAAGCATATTTCCAACAAGTGGTGTGCATGAGTTGAATATTCCCAATCTATCGCCGTTTGATGCAATAAATTACATCACCAAACGAGCGATAGGGCCATCTGGACGCCCAGATTATCTGTTTTGGCAAACGCCACTGGCCGGATATAATTTTATGCCTCTATCGGAGATTCTAACATTCGATGCGCCACATACCATAACATTCGGTGCAAAAAATCTACCAGTCCAAACAAAAGAGAAACAATTTTTCAGTGAGTTGTATGGCGCTAGAGACTTGAAAATCATTTCACAGTATAACTACTCCGAAAACATCCAAGCTGGAGTTTATGCCGGCAAATTTATCGGTTTCGACACGATAACGCGAAAAATAAAAACGCATAATTTGTCATACTCAAATGTTTACAACATGGAACCAAATCATGCAAATGAGTATCCACACAATAACAAAATTTTGAATAAAGAATACAATACCGCAGACACGATGTATGATTCGCGTGTGACACTTTATCCATTCCAAACAAACAGAGCCAATAATTCATATCTACTGACTAACGACACACGTTCAACACAGAATATTGATGACACTGAAAAGTACATCCTACAGAGAAAAATGATATTGTCCAATCTAATGCAAAGGAAACTCAATATATCCATGCCTGGCAATTTCCAATATGTTGCAGGATCAATGATTGAATTACTTGTGCCTAAGAGAAATAACATCGATAAAGATGAATATACAGATGGTGACAAAACACTAAGTGGAAAATATCTAATCACAGGTCTACGACATGTCATAAAATTTGATAAACATGAAACGTTACTTGAAGTGGTGACTGATTCCACTAATTATGGAGCACGATAATGAGTGAAGATTTCGCAGGCAAAAACGGGCACCATTGGTTCACAGGCATCATCATTCAACGTGATGATCCGGCGAAGTTGGCTAGAGTTCGTGTTCGCATAATTGGTTGGCATGACGCAGGAACTAAGGTAGAAGATTTACCTTGGGCAGAGGTATTACTTCCAATAAACGCATCAAGAAATTTCAGTCTTCCTGCTGAGGGTGAGTGGGTTCATGGATTTTTCAAGGACGGTATCAATGGGCAACAACCTGTAATCGTTGGGGTATATCCAGGAATTATACCGACGGGAGTGGAGATTACCGATGAGCCCGCGTATTATCCACCGAAAGCCAACAACTCTCCAAAACTACCCACCGATGTGAAAAATGATCGTGTTGGTGAATCCAATGTTCCTGCGCTAGGAAGAGAACTGCTCGTTTCAACAGGAATTGAATTCTCAAATAATAACAGATCACATGCATGTGATACTACATTATATGTGAGGCGCTCAATTGGATATGCCACTGGACTGTCAAAGCAAATTGCTACGGCAATTAGAGCCGCAATCAAAGCATTTTTGAAAGCTATTGGATCGGCAACACCCTCCGGCGCAGGAGTTGCTGGCATGATCAAAAGTCTAGCACACTCAATCAAGAAACTGACAGAAATAATCAAAAAAATAAATTCAAGTCTGGATGCTTTCGTCACTCAAGTTGCGTATATCAAATCTGTCATCAACTATATTCTAAATCTTCCAGCAAATCTACTGGCACTATTCAAGAAGTGTTTAGCTGAAGCATATGCTGAATTGAATGCTGGATTTATGCAAATAGCATCCGATTTCGATTTGACAACTATTCCTGAAGTTGATGAAATTGTCACTGCTGCAAAAGGCGCACTAAAAGACGTAGTTGATCTAGCAAAAGCCACGGGCGAATTAGTGTCGAAGCCTGGTGCTGTAATAGATGCTCTAGGAAACACAACCACAATAACAGATGATCAAGCTAAGGAGTTAGTGGGTGATTTATTTCCTGGCGCCGAAGCATTTAAACAAGAAAATTTTGAAAGACCCTAATTATGGCAAAAACTGAACAACCAAGTAGATACTCATGGACAGAGCCTGAGTCGGACTACAAAGCAAAATATCCATACAACAATGTGATGCAATCTGAATCAGGACATTTTCTTGAATTTGATGACACAAAGGATGCCGAGAGAATACGCCTGCAACATCGTGTAGGAACATATACAGAGATACAGGTAGACGGATCAAGCGTCAACAAAATCATAGGTGACAACTACCAGATCGTCCTGAAAGACAACAATGTATTGATAAGCGGTGCATGTAATATTACAGTTGAGGGCGACTCAATATTGACGGTGAACGGTGATTGTGTTCAGAGAATAAAGGGCGATTTCTTACAGGAAATTGAAGGCGACTACCAACAAGTTGTCAAAGGAAGCATGAGCATAACATCAAAGAATGACATTGATATCACAGCAGGATCAACTGAAGGATCAATCTATATTACAGCGCCAACTGTTGTTGACATAACCAGTGATTTGGATGTGGATGGCGCTATAGCGGGAGAATCAATCACATCCAGAAATGAAGTGACCGCTGGTACAGGTATTCACGCTGGTCTTCCAGGTTCAACTAATCCATTTGCGGGCATATCAACTTTAGGCGGCATGTCTGCTGGATTCATGACACCAGGCATTCCAGGAACAATCAATGCTACAGTGAGTGTAAATGCGCCATTGATTTCAGGTATAGTTGTGACAGACATTGTTGGTCCTATGCAGTTGATTCGTCTTCTCTACAACACTCACACACATTTCCATGCAAGAGGACCAGGATTCACGGCAATGCCAATTCCTATGATGTAATAAATATGAGAATAACGGAGACTATATTATGACACGACCAAATGTATTCAGTAGACTGGAATTTAGCTTTGATACTGCTAAGTTCGGTGATGCACTGGATCTCAATCCAAAGGTTTTGAAATTCCTGGAGCAAGCTGCATTGCCACTACCTGACTGGCAAGCTGACGATCTGGCCAATGATGTGGTAACACCAAGTAGATATTTGAAGAATCCACATGAAAATGTCATCATATCACTAACGCAATCTGCAACAAGTCTTACTTCATTAGCAAATACAGGAAATACAATATTCCAATATGCATCGGCTGAGGCTGCAGGCCTAAGCACAGCCGCAGCCAATTTCATTATAGAATTGCAGCGATTCAAAACTCACACAGATAATATATCTGGTCTAGGAACAATGTCTGAATATGCCAATATTCCACAATATGATATTGCAGTTGCAATCGGCCAGAAAGTTTTGGAGATCACGTATCGTTCAGACTATGCGGCTCAGCCAAAACAGAATGTGACATACAATTCCATCTTTGATCCCGCGAATGCAAATACAGTTGTGGTAACAACATCAAATAATTCTCCAAACGCGGCAACGATGTTAGGATCATTCACAAGTCTGTACATTGGTCCAGACCTGCAAGTTTATAATACTTTACTGGCAACAGGTGTTTTGACAGTTAACAACTCCCTAGTATATGTTCCGCCTTCGGGGGAGGAGGCAGGATACTGGACATCCAACATCTCTGTTCCGTCAATCACTACCATATATGACGCAGTGGTCGCGGCGAATACTCTGATCGCAACACGCAGAAATCATGATTGGAATTTCTTTGAAAAGTCTCAAGAATTGGTGATGGACACAGTTTTTCTAAGCAAGTTCTCTTCAATGGGAAATTCACAAAAATCCATGGTCAACAATCTAATCGGTACAGATTTATTGATAGACAATATGGCCAACGCAGCAAATTCAATACCCAGTTGAATAAATAATAAATGGCAACATTAAACGCTAATATTACGAAAAGATTCATTGATCTGGATCTGAACTTCAATAGTCATCCTATCAAAAAGGACGTGACTAAGGTTGTGGATGAGATGGCCGTAATCAATTCCATCAAAAACTTGCTATTGACGAATCACTATGAGCGTCCGTTTCAGCCTGATTTGGGTTCAAATGTTCGCAAATTGTTATTTGATAACATGGATCAAATAACAGCATCGGCACTGGAGCGTCAGATAACAGACACTCTACGAAACTTTGAGCCAAGGGCACAGATAACGTATATGAATATTTTGCCGGACTTTGATAATAATTCATACAATGTTTCTATGGAATTTAGAATCATCAATAAAACTGAACCCATCTCAATACAGTTCTTCCTACAGCGTAGTAGATAAAATAACAGAAAGCAAGTGACTTAAAATGGCAGATCGCTTACAGGTAACCGAATTAGATTTTGATCAGATCAAAACCAATTTGAAAAATTTCATGAGACAGCAGACTGAGTTTGCTGATTATGATTTTGAAGGCTCAGGACTAAACATTTTATTGGATGTTTTAGCATACAACACACATTACAACGCATACTATCTGAACATGATTGCCAATGAGTCATTCATGGAATCAGCAATGCTTAGGAGTTCTGTGGTATCACATGCAAAAGCATTTGGATATACACCAAGATCACCAACAGCACCACGTGCAATCGTTCGTGTTGAAGTGGAAACAGGATCATCTGCTGCAGGTACTTTGGTTCTTCCTAAAGGGTTCATATTCATATCGGATCAAATTGACGATAGAGCATACACATTTGTGACATTGGAATCTTATAGTGTTGCTAAGGTAGGCACAAAATTCATTTTCAATAATATACCCATCTATGAGGGTAAAATATTTACCTATTCATACACTCACACCGAACTGTCTAATCCAAGACAAATATTTGAGCTTCCCGAATCCAATATCGACACATCAACAATAACTGTTTCTGTTAGAGCATCAGCCGCAAACACGGATACTACCCTGTATTCATTGAATACTGAGGCACTGGATCTAACAACAACATCTGAAGTATATTTCCTCCAAGAAGCATTGAATGGAAATTATGAGGTGTATTTTGGCGATGGAATTTTGGGTAAAAAGTTATCGGATGGCGCAGTCATAACTCTATCATACTTGACAACCAACGCCGAAGTAACAAATCAGGCCAGCTTATTCAAGGTGAATTCAACCATAGGTGCATTCTCAAATATTACAGTTACCACCATAAATGCGGCATCAGGTGGATCACAACGCGAAACTATTGATCAGATAAAATTCGGAGCTCCACTGAACTTGCTGTCTCAGAACAGAGCTGTTACGAAAAATGACTATATTCGTCTAATACAACAGAGATATCCTTCATGGGAAGCTGTTAACGTATGGGGCGGCGAAGAGAACACTCCACCAGTTTATGGTAAAGTCTTTATTGCTGGTAAGCCAAGGCTAGGTTTCGAAGTTACAGACACAGAAAAAGAATTCGTCAAGAATGAAATATTAAAACCTATCAGTATTCTGACAGTTACACCAGAAGTCGTTGATATCGACTACAACTATCTGAAGATTCAGGCGACAGTTTTCTATGACAAAACAAAGACTACACAATCTGATGGTGAAGTCAAAACGGGATTGGCGACCACCATCCAAAATTACTGTGACGAAAACTTAAACCAGTTCAACTCATACTTTAAATACTCTGGGTTGAAGACCGCAATAGACAACTATGACAGGTCGATTACATCAAACGAAGTGGATTTGTTTATAGGTAAAAAGTTTAGACCTGTGCTGAATAGATCAGATAGTTATATTTTGGACTTTGGAGTAGAATTGAAGAGGGGTTCAACAAATGATACTTTCTATTCTTCTCCAGACTTCACCATGCAAGATGAGTTTGGAATTAGTCGCCAATGTTTCTTTGAAGAGATACCATCATCTTTCACGGGCCTAGAATCTGTTACTGTAATAAATCCGGGCTTCGGATACACATCAACACCAACTGTGGAAATTGTGGGTGATGGTTCGGGTGCAAAAGCTGTTGCAGAGATTGTTAACGGAAAACTATATCGTGTTAATGTAACTAATCCAGGCATTGGTTACACAACAGCCGCAATTAGAATCACTGGCGGAGGTGGAAGTATTGCATCAGCAAGCGCGGTGCTTGAAGGACGTTACGGCAAAATCAGAATTGCTTATTTCAAACAAGATGAGGTCAGCAGCCAAAGTACGAAAGTAATTATTAACACCAACAGAAATGGTGGTATTATGGGTGAAATTGACTATGTGCTAGGCAAAATTACACTGAATGAGTTCATGCCAAGTGCTGTCAATAACTTCTTCGGTGACATAACATTACACATGAAACCCGCTATAAATATCATACAATCCAAGCTGAACAAGATGCTTGTATTGGATGCGGACGATACAACGAGTATTGTCATTAAGACAGTTCAAATTTAATGGAAAAAACACTACTCTCAAGTTTGGTGAAAAACCACGTCCCGGGATTTGTTCGGGACGAATATCCTACGTTCATATTATTCCTCGAGAAATACTATGAGTGGTTGGAAACGACACAGCAAGTTTCTGAAGAGTTACACAATCTAAAAAATTCCTTTGACATTGATGCATCCAACAATTTCTACCTGGAACAACTGAGACAGGATCTTCTACCATATTTTCCTAGCGAAATAATGGCAGACAAGCGTTTGTTCCTGAAATTGATCGGTGCTTTCTATCGCACAAATGGAACACAGAACTCTATCAAATTCCTTTTCAGAGCACTATACAATGAAAATATTGATATCTATTATCCTAAAGATGACATTCTAATAGCATCAGACGGAAAATGGGTGTTGCCATTGGCACTCAGGATAGATACAAATGATTCCAACATTCTCAATATCGAGAAAACTTTACTAACTGGCCAAACATCAAAAGCAACTGCGGTTGTTGAAAAAGTTATTCGCTCAGTTGATCGACAGTTAGGCATCACATACATCGAAGTGTATGTTTCAAACGTCAGCAGGCAGTTTACAACAGGTGAAATAGTCAGCGCGGTATATAACAACGGCACACAAGACATAAGTGTCTCTGGTCGTTTGGTTGGCGCTTTGTCTGAAATTAGCATTGATCCTAGAAATCGTGGCTTATTGTATAATGGCTATGATGAAACAACTGGTTATCCAGGTGATCCAGTAACTATTGTTGGAGGTTTAAATCCACTAGCTTCATCACCAGTTGGCGCGATAGCTCACGTGGGACAAACAACTAAAGGTAGTATCACAGATATTGCCATCACGAATGGTGGCTTTGGATTTAGAAACCAAGATGATGATCCGGATACAATCATATTTGATTTTGTTGGTGGGTTTGATGGATCCATATTCGGCACAGAAGCTAAAGCTGAATTGTCATTGGTTGATGGAAACAGCAGTCGGACAATTAACGTTGCAACCACAAGTGTAAGCACACTGAATTCCGCACATATCAATATCGCATCAATAGAGTCAAACACAATCAGTTCTATTACAGGATTTGATTCGTTCAACGTATACTCAATGTCGTTTGTGTCTCTATCAGGCTCTGGTGGCGGATACAGATCAAAGCCCAGCTTAGAAACATTTAGTCTGTATAATGAAATTTATGATGATTCTCTTGTTATATCGTCTGCAAGTATCATCAAAGGAACAAGAATAATAACAGACAACACACAGAACCTGGCAAATTCATTTGAACCAGGTGACTATGTTCGCCTGTTCTTAAATAATCGCTATGAAGAAGTGTTGGTTGTGGATTCAGTAACCACTAACACAATAGGTTTTGCTAATGTTTTTCCAAATGACATTAGTGGTGTTTCAGTGTTTAAGGTGAATCGTAACGATTTGTATAAACTAGGATCACTAGGAAGAATTGTTGTAACGTCAGGTGGCACTGGATATCAACTAAACGATATCATAACATTCACAGGTGGCTCAGGATATGGTGCTAACGCATATGTCTCTGAGGTGTTCGCTGGCAATAATGGAATCAAAACTGTCACCATTAACAATCATTCATCTGGCGCATATGTCATAGGTGGTGAAGGATATGCTAGAGATTCTTTGCCGTCATTATCTGTCCAATCAGCTAATGGTGCAAATGCGGTCCTGCATGTGAGTGAGGTTACAGGTGATGGTGAATCACTAGATTTGACCACATCTAGAATTGGCTCAATATCGTCACTGAGAATTACCAGCTATGGTTATGATTATGTTGAGACTCCAAAGATTTCTTTGAGAAATGCAGATTTGGTGGTTAGCAACACGACGGAAGGACAGCTTTTTGTTTCCAACACCAGTGTTTATCAGGGAGCGTCTAATGTTGCTACAACATTCAAGGCGACTGTTGATAGTTACAATCCTGCAACAGGCATTCTACGTGTTTTTGATTATCGCGGCACAGTTGATACAAATATCAAGATAAACAGCGATGATGGAACAGTCAATGCTGACGTTATTTCATCCTCATTCTATGGTGATGGTCGTGCTAAGGCTACAGCAGATTTTGAGAATGGTCTGATTAGATATCCAGGACTCTATCTGAATACGGATGGCCAAGTTAGTTCTGATAAGCGTTTGCAAGATGGTGAAAAGTATCACAATTTCTCATACATCATTAAATCCAGAACTGATTATTCTAAATTTAAGAATCCATTGTATGATATATCTCATCCAGTGGGAACAAAAATCTTTGTAACTAGGATTGACGATAATCAAGAAACTGTGCCTTATGGTTCAAATTCACAAACTCTGTTGATCACAACATTGAACGACAGTTATAATATTTCAAGCAATTCAAATATTGTAACTTCTACGAATGTTTCATCCAATTTGAGATCGACAGTGAATGTTGGTGACTACATAATTATAAACAGTATTAACAAGCCAATCCAGAATACAATGAATGTTGTTTCTGGATCAAATGTTATTTTTGGTGCTGCAAACAGTGTCAACTTTATCAATGATTTGTTAGAAGGTGATGTTCTTAACCTATCAACAGGAAACACAGTCACGATTACAGAGGTGTCAAACTCGACATATGCCACAGTTGATACAATAATTGGTGTCACATCAGCTTCAGTAACAGCGAACGTGATATATGCGGAAATTAAGAAAGTCTCAGCAGTTACGGCCAACACAATCACTGTTACAACAAATTATAGACATAATGGTTCATTCTTGACAGCCAACGTACAGAAACACAGATAAATAAACCATGTCATCGTTATTAACAAAAAATTTCAAAATCCTTATGGCCAAGCAAATTCTGAATTTGCTTGATATTGGCTCAAACGCATATTTGCCAGAAGCTAGGAAGTCCTATGTCTACACATTCATAGGAAAAGCACTGCCGTGGAATTCCGGCACAGAAATTCCACCGGCTCCTATAGACTCCGATAACGCAATTAATGAGTATTACAGAAGAGGAATTCTGGCAAAACAGATTTCCTTGGAGAATGCTACCCTTGTCGTTCCAAGAATAAACTGGCAGGCGAACACAGTTTATTCCACATACACATCAAATACAAATTTTTATGTGTTGAATACCAGTGATCAAGTTTTCAAGTGTCTATCAAATGTCAGGTCAAATTTGGCATCAACATCACAGCCTGAACTCACACTATCAACAACCTCACTTGAAGAACCATACATTGAAACCGCTGATGGTTACAAATGGAAATATCTTTACACATTAACATCAACGCAAAAACAGAAATTTTTGGGTGATGAATGGATGCCTGTTACGTTCAACAAATTCGTAAGGGCGGCCGCAGCACCGGGCTCCATTGATGTGGTGACAATTACAAATAGTGGAAACAATTACACAAATGGTTCAACCCAATCGATCATCTCTATTGAGGGTGATGGAACTGGTGCGATATTGAAGGCCAACGTTGCTGGTGGACAAATTCAGGATGTAATTATCCAGAATAGGGGTTCAGATTATACATACGCCGCAATAACGATTCAGGATGTTGCTG